CGTTTATTCAGTCAGTACAAATGAAGCTGATTTTAACAGATCAAGTTACATTACTGAAACCCTTACAAGAATTGAAGTAGTAACAAGATTTAGTGGCGATTCGGGTGGAGAACTACAAGCTAATCAAGCAATTTCACAAATATTACAATTAATTAGAACCAGATCAGCAGGTTATTTTGATTTGTCAGCTGATGGATTTTCTGTTTTTACCTGCGTAAATGAAGGAACTACCTATTTGACTGATGAGGATTCAGATTATACCTATTTTCGTGGCATAGTAGAAATCAGCAATAAAATTCAACAATTATAATAATGGAATCAAGGGAAGCAATCATAGGCATTATTACATCAGCAGGATCAGCATTTATAGGATGGATCGTAGGTAGAAGAAAAGAGAATGCCGACATAAGTACAATACAATTAGAGAACTCCCAGAAAGTCATTGATATGTTTACGGCCATGAATGAAAAATTAGAAGCCAAAGTGGATCAATTGAGTAAAAAGGTGGATGAATTAACCGTAGAAATTGAGAATTTGCGTGAAGAAAACCATAATTTAAAGATAGGTAAATCACCAAAGGTTATAAAAACAAAACCAATAGAGTGAAAATAACATCTTGCAATCAATCAGGAATAGATTTAATCAAGAAATTTGAAGGATTTAAGTCTAATCCCTACAAATGTCCTGCCGGAGTTAACACAATTGGCTATGGATCCACATTTTATCCAGATGGTAGCAAAGTAAAATTAACGGATCCTGCAATCACAGAGGAAAATGCCACAGAATTATTGATGGATTTATTAAAACCATTCCAAAGATCAGTGGATTCATTTTGTAGGGATGATATAAACAGCAATCAGTTTAGTGCATTATGTTCATTTTGCTATAATGTAGGGCCAAACAATTTAAAAGGATCTACATTATTAAAAAAGGTAAATAAGGATCCCAATGATCTAACAATCAAAGATGAATTTTTAAAATGGAATAAATCAGGGGGCAAAACATTAACCGGATTAACCATTAGAAGAATGGCCGAGGCTAAACTATATTTTCAATTATGAAATATCTTGCATTTTTACTAATCATTTTTAGTTTTTCGTGTAGATCAGTCAAGCAATCACCTGTATTTACAGATCAAAAAGATTCTGTAGTAATCACTAAAATAATCACAGAATACAAAGAATTAAAAGATACCATATTGATCACAAATCCATGCGATTCTAATGGCATTTTAAAGCCATTTAGAGAGAGGATAAAAGGTCAGCAAGGTGAAGTGATTATAAGTGGAGAAAAAAACAAGCTAAAGGCCACTATTAATTATTATCCTTATATAAATAGCAATGAATATAGAATAGAATATAGATACATTACAAAAACTATTTACAGGGAATCCGAAACCAAAAAAATAGGATGGATTCAAACATTAATAAATCAGATATTAATTATCCTAATATTGTTAGCTATCGGCCTACAAATTTTTAAACGATTTTTTGCCTAAATTGCACGAAATATAAAGGCAATATTAAATGGCTACATTAACCGGTAAACTTGTTGCAGATACCTACAAAGCATTATTAAAATTAATAGATAATGATATATTAACAGCAAGTGAAAAGCAGATTTCAGATGGTTTTGGGCAGGGATCTAATGTATTTATTGATCAAAATGGATTTTTAAGAGCAGCACAATTTAAGGTAACAGGTGGAACATCATCACAATTTTTAAAAGGTAATGGATCATTAGATTCAAATACCTATTTACCTACAGGCACTACCACATCAGCAATAGCCGAAGGATCAAGATTATATTTTACAACAGCCAGAGTTTTAAATACTACATTAACAGGATTTGTTGCAACAGCAGGAACAGTAACGGCAAGCGATACCATTTTGACAGCCATAGACAAAATATGGTGGAACATTGTTAATGGTGGTGGTGGTGGTGGTGGCTATGTGCCATACACAGGGGCCACACAGAATTTAAATTTAGGCACCTATGGTTTAATATCTGATTTCGTACAATTTAATACTACAAATTCAGCAATTCCGGTAACAGCCGGCACCATGTCTTGGAATAACACAGATGGCACAGCTGATTTAAGATTGAAAGGTGGTAATGTTACATTACAGGTAGGACAGGAACAAGTTACAAGGGTAGTAAATAAAACCGGTGTAAATTTATTAGAGGCTAATTATCAGGCAGTTTACATTAGTGGTGCGCAAGGTCAAAGATTAAAAGTAGATTTGGCATTAGCTGTTACAGATGCAACATCAGCAGGCACATTAGGTTTAGTTACTGAAAATATAAACAACAATCAAGAAGGATTTGTAACATCATCCGGTTTAGTAAATGAAATAGATACCACCGGTGATCTGCAAGGTGAAACATGGGCCGATGGGGACATCCTTTATTTATCACCATTAGTTGCCGGTGATATTACCAATGTAAAACCATTAGCGCCAGATCATACAGTGATCATTGGTTTTGTAGTTTATTCCCATGCAATACATGGTAAAATCTATGTAAAGGTAGATAATGGCTATGAAATTGAGGAATTGCATGATGTACAGGTTATTGATCGTACAGACACAGACATTTTACAATGGTATGAGGATGATTTGGTATGGCGAAACATACAATTTGAAACTGCTTTAGAAAATGCAGGTGGAATAATTGGGTTAGGTGATATAAATTATGTGCCAAGATTTGATGGCACAAATAGTATTTCAAATTCATTAATTTTTGATGATTTAGAAAATGTAATTGTAGGGGGAACGATTGGAATTATTCCAAATCCTTATAATTCAGCCGATATGCTAACCGTTTTAAATGGTAATATATCGGTGGATCCTGCTTATGCTTATCACATTGGAACATATCAAATATTATACAGGCAAGATGCCACAGGTGAATTTAGAATAGGTACTAATGCAGCTAATGATTTTACTACATTTTATGCTAATGGATCCGAAAGGGTTAGAATAACTACAGCAGGTTATTTAGGTGTGGGATTAACAGCGCCATCAAGCATGATCCATGCAAAAGATTCTACGGCATACGGAAAAATCATTATTGATAATACAGGATTAACCGGTGGTGGATCATTTAGCGCAAGGCAGAACGGCACAGAAACGGCCATCTTTGGTATTTCGGGTGCATGGCAAGCAAATACCACATCTGATGCTGCAATCGTAGCTACAAGAGCAGGTCAAGGTATAAAATTTTATACCAATGGATCAGCAACAGCAAAGGGTGGGATTGATTCGGTTGGTGATAGTTTTATAGGTCAATTGCCTGCATATTATGCCGGTGCAACAAACTTTATTGTACAGGGTATTTCAGCAGCTGCATTAATTGGTATTACCCATGCAGATAATTCAATCAAAGGGGTATTTAGTACCTTAAATTCCGGAGTTAATATAGGATCAGAAACACCACATCCGGTAATATTTAGGGCCGATGACATTGAAAGTGCAAGAATAGCAAGTGATGGAAAATGGTTATTTGGCACAAATGTAAACGATAATGTTAACACAGTCCAAGTAAACGGATCCATTATTGCCACATCTTTAAAGAAATCCGGTGGATTAGCAACAGAGTTTTTAAAAGCTGATGGATCGGTGGATAGTAATACTTATTATTTGGCAAGCAATCCAAGTAGTTTTATTTCATTAACTGAATTATCATCAAGTGCTACGGGTTTATCATACAGCAATACTACAGGTGATTTTAGTTTAACAGCAGGATATGTAATCCCTACAACATCAAGCGCTACAAATTGGGATACAGCATATACAAATAGAATTACATTTGCTTATGCGCCATTAAATATTACAAGTAATGATATTTCAATAAGCCAAGCAAATACATCTACAGATGGTTATTTAAGCAGTACAGATTGGAATACATTTAACAATAAATCAAATACAACAGGAACAGTTACAAGTGTAAGTGGCACAGGAACAGTTAGTGGTTTGACATTGACAGGCACAGTAACTACCACCGGATCATTAACATTGGGTGGCACATTAACATTAACAAGTTTAAATGTTACAACAGCATTAGGGTTTACACCTGTAACAAATGCCAGAACTTTAACAATTAATGGAACAGCTTATGATTTGACAGCTGATCGATCATGGACAATTGCAGCAGGAATATCCACATTAACAACATTAGGTACAAGTGGGCCGGCAACATTGGTAGGATCTACATTAAATGTACCTAATTATAGTGCCGGATCATCAGCAGTAAGAAACATAAGCACATTCACTGCCACATCTGGACAAACTACATTTACTATAATTGGTGGATATACGGTTGGATTGATTGATGTATTTATAAACGGTGCAAGATTAAGCACAGTAGATTTTACGGCCACAAATTCAAGCACTGTAGTTTTAGGAACAGGTGCAGTTTTAAATGATATTGTGGATGTGGTTAATTACACAGCCACATTTACAGCAGGAATATCCGGTACCGGTACTGCTAATTATATTACTAAATGGACAGGCACATCTACGGTATCTAATAGTTTAATTTTTGATAATGGTACAAATGTCGGGATTTCTACGGCAACACCTGCATATAAATTAGATGTAGTTGGGGCCGGTAGATTTAGTGGAGGCTTGTTAACTACAAGTGCAAATGGTTATTCAGATACAGATGGAACAAGAACGATTGGCATATTTGCTAATGTTACAGGTGGTTTAGCAGGAATTGTAACAATATCTAATCATGATTTAGGATTTTTTACAAATACTATTGAAAGAATGCGAATTAGTAATTCTGGTATTACTACAATTAAGACAAATGATAATTTGGTATTAAAAGCAACAAATGTTAACCAAGCAATGTATATAGACTATAGAAATTCTGCAAATTCGAGAAGATTCTATATGGGTTTTGGTAGTGATTCAAGTTCTGTTTTTGATATATGGAATTCTGAAAATGGTGACATGAAATTTGGCACTAACAATACTGAAAGGGTAAAAATAACAAGTGGGGGTACTTTAGTTATAGGAAGTTCATTAACAAGTCCAACAGGAACAGAAACAGGATGGTGGTTAAAAAATGGCAATAGAGCATATTTCAGTTCATCAGGAGAAGCATTAAGTGTAAATAGATATAGTAGTACGGGAGCATTACTTACATTTGACTATGCAGGTGGAGGTGTAGGAAGTATAACTACAAATGGATCAACAATTACATTTAGTGGTAATGCATTATCTGATAATCGTTATAAAGATAATATAGAAAAAATATCAAATGCATTAGATGCTATTAATAAAGTTGATTGGGTATCATTTAAATATAAAGATAATCAAAGAGATAGCGCCGGTGTAACTGCTCAACAATTGCAAACAATTCCAGAATTATTAAAATATGTTATTGATGGAATTGATGAAAATTCATATAAAGCAGTAGATTATAATGCAATAATAGGTTATTTAGGAAAAGCCATTCAAGAATTATCATTAGAAATTAACTTATTAAAAGCTAAATAAAATGTCAAAAAATACTGATTTAGGATCATTAGTAAACTATATAAAGGGCCAAGTAACAGGCAGGTTAAATGCACCTGCGTACACATCAGCTACGGCATTCACAGGAACCATTGCAGGTTATTTAGGATTTGACACAAGTGGTAACATTTTAACATCAGCATCTACAGGGGTTACATCTGTAAGTGGAACCGGTACAGTAAGTGGATTAACACTAACAGGCACAGTTACTACAACAGGATCACTAACTTTAGGAGGTACATTATCTTTGACATCAGGCAATGTTACAACAGCTTTAGGTTACACACCGGTTGGTGGATCTGGATCAACTAATTTTATGCCGTTATGGACATCCACAACAGGATTAGGGAATAGCATAATTTATAACTCTGGAGGTAATTTAGGTATTAATTCGACTACGAATGGTTATACATTAAATGCGATAAGATCAGCATCTACAGCGTTTAATGAAGTTTACAGAGGTTCCGGAAGTACTGTTCAAATTATGACAAGGATCATGCAAGATGAAACCAATAATAGAGGTATTGCCATTGGTTATTTTAGTTATAATGCTGCCGGAATATGGTCAACAAACACAGGTGCATTAAGATTAGGTATATTAGTAGGATCATCATATAAAACAAAAATATATCTTGCTGATAATACTATAGGTATGGATTTGCCAACATCAGGTGGTGGATTAAGTATAGGTGATCTTTACAATGATGGTGGAACTGTTAAAATTGTTACTTAATTTTTGTGAGTATATTTTTTCTACCTTTGCAATAAATCAAATCAATAAATACAATGAAAAAAAGTTATGCAGATTTATTCACATTAGTTTATAATTTAAACACTAATGCGAAAGATGGTAAGACAAAAGGACAAAAAAAGTTAGTCCTAATTGCCAAAAAAGTTCAAATTTATTTGGATCAATACAATGAAAAAGCAGAGGAATTGCGTTTAGATGCAGCATCTGTAGACAAAGATGGCAATTTAATCCTAAATGAAAAGGGGAGTTATTCATTTTCAAAGGATGGTTTAAAGAAATTAAACCAACAAAGTAAGGATCTAAATTTATCAGAATTTGAATTTAATGAAATTGTGGTAAACAATCCGGAAGGATTAGAAATATATACATTTTTAAGTGGATGGGTTACAGGGGTAAAATTTAAAGATATAGAAACAATTGATGATGTCGAATTATAGAACTATTAAAACCACAGATTTATCCTTTGAATGGGTGATCAGTCAAATGCAATGTTTTCCATCTTATGAAGGTGAGAAAGATTTTGTAGTGTATGTACATTGGCGCAGGAATGCGACATTTGAAGAATATGTGGCCGATGTTTACGGATGTCAAACCTATAGCCAAAAGGAAGGCGATACATACATACCTTATGCAGATCTAACATTTGATATTGTTTGTGGATGGTTAGAAGAATCATTGGATGTGCCGGCATTAGACATTAATTTGGCAAAACAAATAGAGGATTTAGTAAATCCACCAATCATTACATTGCCATTGCCATGGGAGCCGGTACCGGTGCCACCAATTGAAGAAAATGCCATTATATAATGGATCAAATATTGTAATTTATAATAATGATATAGCGTTGGGCCATAGCACCAATGCTGTATTATCAATGAATTTAGATTTACCAAGTACCACAAATAAAAATAGTGGTGGATGGGCCGAATGTATAGCAGGTAAACGATCTGTAACAATGAAGGTGGAAGGTTTAGTAGATTATAGCGATGCGATGAATTATGATCAATTTGTCAATTTGCTAATCACTAAAAAATACACTAAATGGGTATTCCAAACAGCCGGAATGTTTTATTTTGGTGGAGGCTATGTAACAGCTGTAGAAGAAATTGCAGAAACAGAATCATTAGTCAGATATTCACTTGACATAGTGATTGATGGTCGTGTTTATTGGGAACCGAGATTGCCATGGAATTTGGTTTTCAGCAATTGGGAAAATATTAATATCAATTGGGAAAATGTGTAAGATATTTTTCTATTTTTACACAAAAAAAGAGCAATAAAATTTAAACAAATATGGCAACAGCAGGAGTATTTAACGGCACCAATCTATTATTAAAGGTTGAAGGCACAGTGGTAGGACACACCACATCATGTACATTATCAGTTAATTTGGATGTGGCTGATGCTACAACAAAAGATTCATCCGGTTGGTCGGAAGGAATTGCAGGTTTAAAATCAGGTGAGATTTCATTTGATGGTTTGGTAGATTATTCAGATGCTAATAATGCAGAGCAATTATTGGATTTGTTAATTGCAAGAACTCAATTAACTGCGATATTTGGAACAGCAACGGCAGGTGATTCAATTTATACCTGTGATGGATTTATTTCATCATTAGAGCAAACAGGTGAGATGGAAGCTGCTGTAACTTTTAGTGGAACTATCACCGTTACAGGTGCGATTGTTAAATCAGTATTGTAATAATTTGCAATAAATATATTAACCCAACATCAGCAATGGTGTTGGGTATTTGAATTTAATCTAATCATAAAAACAAATGGAAGTCAACAAAAAAAGGGGTTACTGCCAATTAGATTTGGGAGGCAAAACCCGTACATTACATTTTTCAATGAATTTCTGGGCAGCATTTGAGGAAGCATCAGGATTTAAAATATCCGAAGTAGATAAGGTATTTGGATCCGGTTTATCCATGGGTACTATGCGTGCTTTAGTATATGCCGGCATCATTGCCTATGATCAGGAAAATAATATTGAAATAGATTATAATCAATTTAATGTTGGTGCATGGATGGATGAAATAGATCAAGAACAATTGGCCATTATTATTAATACTTTGATGGAATCAAGGGTGTTAGGAAATGATCTAAATGCCGGAGTCCGTAGGAACGTATCTAAATCCACAAAAAACCCAAAGCAGATAAACCCCTAACATGGGATGCCATGCTTGATTATTACATTGGTCAAGCAGGAATTTTACCAGATTATTTTTGGCGCAATACATGGAAGGAAAATGCGTTGTTAGGGGAAAGTTGGTCAATTAAAATGAACCTTTTTTGGGAAATGAGTAGGTTTGAAAGCGCTATGATTGTGAATTCTACAGCTAAAAAGCGATCACAATTAATAACACCGGATAAGCTATTTCCTTTGCCACAGGATGTTTATTTAAATAAGGGTATACCTAAATCATCACCAGAAGAATTACAAGCATTTATGGATCAAATCAAGAAAAGCCAATCTAAATAAAGGATTGGTTTTTTTTCTAACTTTGGGTATGGCAAATACATTAGAAATATTCCTAAACGGTAATTCCAAAGATCTGGAAGCCGCTTTAAATTCAGCTGAAAAGAAATTATCTGCATTTGGTAAACAAATGAAGGATGTAGGGCAGTCAATGTCTTTACGTTTATCAGCACCATTGGCCTTATTAGGGGGCGCAGCAATCAAAATGGCCACAGATTTTAACGAATCTTTGAACAAAGTAGATGTAGCATTTAAAGGATCATCAGCAGAGGTGCAAGCATTTGCAAAAAATACCTTAAAATCATTTGGTATTGCCGAGGGTACAGCATTAGACATGGCTGCATTATTTGGTGATATGGCCACATCAATGGGTTTAAGTACATCTGAATCAGCCAAATTATCCACATCATTAGTAGGGTTGGCCGGTGATCTTTCATCGTTTAAAAACATGAATATCCAAGAAGTTACAACAGCTTTAAATGGGATATTTACCGGTGAAACAGAATCGTTAAAAAGATTGGGAGTTGTAATGACAGAGGACAATTTGAAATCCTATGCTTTGGCAAATGGAATTAAAAAATTGTATTCTGAAATGACACAGGGCGAAAAAGTTATGTTACGTTACCAATATGTAACAGATGCCACAGCCAATGCACATGGTGATTTTGAGAGAACCGGTGGAGGCGCAGCCAATCAGATGCGAATGTTGCAGGAAGGATTGAAAGAATTAGGTAATGAATTTGGCCAAGTAATGTTACCAACAGTGGTAAAAGTAATAAAAGGCATAAATGATTACATAGGATCAATATCTAAAACATCTGATTTTAATAAAAAATTAATAGTTATTATTGGAGGTGTTGCAGCTGCATTAGGGCCATTGCTTTATATTGTTGGTTTAGTATCTGAAAAAATGATTTCTGGATTTTCAGCAGCGCAAAAAGTACTGAAATCAATGAGTGCATTTTTAATAGCAAATCCATATTTAGCATTGGCAGCAGCAGTGGCAATATTAGGAACTGCATTTGTGCAATACACAGGCATTTTAAATTCTACAAAAACAGCAGAACAGGAAATGTCAGGTGTTAGGGATGTAGCTGTTCAAAATATTGCAAAAGAAAAATCAAATCTTGAAAGATTGGTGGCTATAGCCAAGAATGAAAGGGTAAGTAAAGAGGAAAGATTAAAAGCCATTAAGGCAATTAATGCTACATCACCAAAAATGTTGGGATTTATTACTTTAGAAACAATAAATACAGATAAGGCAACAGATGCAATAAAAAAATATAATGCTACATTGCTACAAAAAGCCACACAACAGGCAGCGATGGCAAGGATTGAACAAATTGCAGCCGACAATTTAGATTTACAAACAGGTAAAACAAATGCCAATCTAAATGCAAATACTTTATTAAGTTGGACAATGTACCAATTAACAGGGAACATGAAATATTTAGCAAGTGCAGGTGCTAAATATGTCAAGGGGTTAGATGAACAAATTAATAAAAATAAAGAATTACAAAAAGCAATAGCAAAAAGAGCCGGTATTGATTTAGATAAGGTAGATCCAATAGAAGAAGAAGTAAAAAAGAAAACTAATCCGGTTGAAGTATCAGCAGAAGCAAAATTTGATTTTGGTGATTTAAGTGGGAAAATTAAAGATTTAAACAAAGAGATTTTTGATGATTTTCAATCTGTTAATAAAACAATTACAGCTGAACAGGAAGCCACATTAAAAAAATGGTTGGCAAATACATCAAGTAGATCCCAAGAATTTGGTAAACTTTTAAAAGGTTGGTTTAATTATGACATAAGTAATAGCGAATTTTTTACATCTGTCCAAAAATTATTTGGTCAAGGTGGTGAGATAATGACACCATTGTTAAAAATGGATCAATCATTGACTGCATCACAGGCTAAACAACAAGAACAGTTGGCACTAATGGCTGAACAATATGCTTTATTTCAGCAAAATGTTAATTTGGTAGCAGATTCAGTAGGATCAGCCATGACACAATTAGGCACATCAATTGTTAATTCATTTGGATTAGCTAAATCAGGTTTAGAAGGGTTTTTAGGATCGTTATTAAATGCCGGTGTACAGATGGCAGCAATGGCACTAAAACAAATGATTATAGATAAAGGTAGGGTAGCAGCATCACAAGCAGTAGCAACAGGAAACGCAATTGAGGCAGGATCCGAAGCAGCTGCAGCATCAGGGCCGGCAGGAATATTTACTATAGCACCATTTATAGCTATGGCAGTAGGGGCAGTCGCAGCTGCATTTAGTGGGATCAGTGCATTTGCCAAAGGTGGTATAGTTAGTGGCCCAACAATGGGATTAATGGGTGAGTACATGGGGGCCAAATCAAATCCGGAAGTAATTGCACCATTATCTAAACTACAAAATATGATGGATTTTGGTGGAGGCAATGACATGAATTTGTCTGGGGAGTTTGTAGTGAGAGGCCAAGAT